CCTCGGCCGAACCCTTTGCACGTACGCGACCGCCGCGTCAAGAACGATCTGCAGGCGATCGTCATCCACCGACGTGTCGATGGACGCGTCGGTCTTCACGTCCTGGATGGACGGCGGCCACGTACGCGTCATGATCAGGTGGTGGCGCTCGTGATGACGATCAGCTGCACGCCGACCGGGTTGCGAACCAGGGTGCCGACATAGCCGAAGATGCCCATCCGCACCGCCGAAGGACCGACCACCTGGTCGTAGGAGAACTCGAGCAGGTCCGACTCGGCGAGGATGACGGCCTGGGACCGCATCACGACGATCGTCTCCACCAGAGTCGCGCGGGCGATACCGATGGTGCCGTAGGCGTCGACACCTTCGATGTCACCGACCAGAACGTTCCCGAGCGAACCGGTGGAGTTCTGCGGGTTGTACCGGGTGACCGGCATCAGCGGACGGTTGTTGCCGTCCTTGAACTTCCGGAACGCCCCGAACTCGAAGTAGGACATGGCCGCCATGTCGGCGGGGCCGCGCTTGTCCTGCGCCACCGCGGTCTGCGCGTCGACCACCGCGTCAATGCCGGCCGCCGCAGTCTTGAACAGGGTCTGCGTGGCGAACGTGGTCGACACGGTTCCGCCCGCGACAATCGCGGCACCGACGAGGGTTTCGACCTTCTCGTCCCACACGGCCCGCAGATCACCCATGATCAGCGAGTCAACGGCCGGGTCCGAGGCGTTGAACAGTTGGCGGGACACGTCCTGGAACGCGGCGAACGTGGCCGGCGTGAGCACGTCCTTGTTGGTGGTGAACGCGTCAGTACCCGACCCTGCGGTGTTCGCACCCTCAGCGGACTGGGTGATCAGGTTGGCGTCGGTGCCGGCGGTCTGCTTGGGCAGGTTCAGCGGCCGCGGGTCGTCGCCCAACGGAATCCTGCGGACCAGGCTGGCGAGGACCCGGTTCTGGCGGCCCAGGGCCATGTACTCGTCGGTCAGCCACTTCGGCGGCAGCACACCGGTACCACCAGACGCCTGGGTGACCGCACGCTGGTGTTCGGCCAGCCGCTTCTGCGCCTCGGAGTCCCGCTTGTTCCCGGCCAGGTACAGGTCCCGGAAGAAGCTCTGCTTGCCGCCGTCCTGCACCGCTCGGTAGTGGCCCGGGTCCCGGTCCCTCGCGTACGCCGAACCGGTTCCGGCGCCTTCGCCCTGGACGGCGGACCGCGTGTTCTCGGCCGCGGTCTCCAGTTCGGCCGCGAGCTGACCGACCGACAGCTTCCGTTTCTCCTGCTCGGTCAGATCCCGGATCTGGTCGGCCAGGGCACGGCACGATTCGGCCTGCCCCTTGATCTGGGCGAGCTCGGCCTCGTTCAGGTCGCGGGTCTCGCTGACCGCGCGGGTCTGCAGCGTGTTGATCGACGTCTGCAGCGATTCGAACTGGCCGCGCAGCTTCGTCAGGTAGGGGTTGTCGACGACAACGGTCGTCTCAGTCTGCTGTGGCACGACACTCTCCCGATGTCAAGTGGAATGGATCATCACTCGACCGGGGTGTCGTCATTCCTGCACCGGGGTGTCCACCATGGCCTTCGGTGGGGGTGTCGGCTGGAATGCCGGGGTGTCGGCCTGTTCAGTTGTCCGGGCGATGATACCTCACACAGGCAGCACCGGAAGGGAAGCGATCAGGCGTGCCGCCTCCAGCATGTTCGGCGGCAACGTCGGGTCGGCCGCCCTGCTTCCTGCCTCACCGCCGTCGTTCTCGGCGTGGTGCTTGGCCCGCCCCGCGGCCTGCAACGCCTTGAACCCTTCCTTGCCGTACTTGTGCACTCCGATGTAGTGCGCCAGAGCACCCGGGTCGGCCGCACCCTTCGCCGCCAACGCACCCTCCAGCTCGGAGAACCGGCTACGGACAGGGTGCGACTCGGCGTGCATCGCCTCAGCCATCCCAGCCAGTTCCATGCACTCGTCGGGAGTGCAGCGGGCTAGCAGATCCTGCAGCGCCATGACGTGATGCGCGTCGGCGTCCGCCGGTGGCACGATGCCCGCACCAGCACCGTCCATCGTCAACGCGCGCACACCGGCCAGCGCCGCCGCGTTCCCGAACGCACCCTCAGGTACTCCAGCCACATGCATGAGATCCGCCTTCATTCGTCGTGTGATGTGTCCGCGTCGCCTGCTTTGCGGGTTGTCGAACGCGATCGAGAAGTGCGGACGCTTGCCCTCACGCACGTTGTCCAGGTAGTCGTCGCCTTCCGGCGAGTCGTTCACGTGCCCCTCGACGAACAGGTGCTTCGGGTCGGCGCGGGCCGTGGTGAGTTTCCCGACCCGCACCCCGCCGTGCACGTCGTGCAGGTCGAACAGCGGCACCCGGTACATCGCCCGCATCTGGTGGTTGAACGCGGCCCGGTCCCATTCCTCGACCAGGTCACTGTCGATCCGCTGCGGCATGTCGAACGGAACCGCAGCACCGAACACGGTGCGGCCGTCGCCTCCCGACCGAACCTCGACCTCCGCGGCGAACGCGCGGTAGAACAGCTCACCCATGGCTTGCTCCTGTCACATAGGCGTGTTGGCTGGGTGTCATGTGGAACACGGCGTGGAAGACCTCCGCGGCGTGTGCGGGCACGCCTTCCTTCGCCAGTTCAGCGGTGAGCGTGGTGTACGGCTTCGGGGAGCCGGCCCAGCGTGCTTTTCCCTCACCGGTCCAGTAGTTCCACAGCTGCCGGCCGTGCGGGGTGAGCTGCAGTTGCGATATGGACCGCTGGCCGTCCACGGGTTCGAGTTCCGGGATTCGGTCGGCGACCGCGCGGATCGGTGCGCCTGGCGGCGGCACCGAGTCGCCGCCCTTCGGGTCGGTCCACGCCAGGTTCTTCTCCGCCTTCGACGGCAACGGCTCGGCGTCGATGCCCTCCACCGGTGGCAGATTCTCCAAGCGGCGCACCTCCGAGCGCAGCAGCCAGCCTGCGGAGATCCCCGCGAAGTAGGCGGTGTACCTGGACTGGGTGTCGCCGCGCAGGAAGTGGTCCAGGTTCGCGCGGACCCGTGTGCCCGCCGGGTAGCACAGCGACAGTGTCTGTTCCCAGTTGACGAAGTGGCCGCCCATCGTCCACTTCAGCAAACCGAGCGCCTCGGAGTCGACGGAGGTGTAGTTGAGCGACGTGCCACCCGAGTTGGTGGAGTTCACGAAACTGCTTGGCAGCCCGAGCAGGTTCGCGATCTCGTTCAGGGTGAGCTGTCGGGCTTCGATCAGTTGCATCTGGTCCGGGTTCCAGGAGATCGCCTCGAACTCCAGACCCGAGTTCAGGGCCGCTATGCCGCCCTCGTCGCGCTTCCGCATCCAGTCGTCGCGGGCCTCGGCCAGATCTTCACCTTCGATCGGATCCGGCCCGGTGTACTTGATGTAGCCGGGCGGCACGCCGTGGCGGGACATGTTCTTCGCCTGCCGCTGCTGCTCGTGTGCCGTGGCCAGGGCGCCCGCGAAGTGCGCCTCCAAGATCCCGAACCCACGCAACGCGCCCGGTGCGCACGGCCCCTTCACGTGGATCACCTCGGTAGCCGAATACGACTTCCCGGCGATGCTGTATTCCACCGCGCCGATCGGCAACATCGACGACGACCCGGGGCCGACCCGGCGGACACCGCACCACGCCGCCGGCACCGGCCACATCGACGTAGGCTTCCCGGACCCGTCCCGGGTGGCGATCACGCCGATCGAGTTACCGTTGATCAGGTAGTCCAAGAATCCGGACTTGTACGTCACATACCGGGTGTCCGGCGGGGCCGGCTGTTCCAGCAGCGCCGGCCGGGGCTCAACCAGTTCTTCCTGACCACGGCCGGTCGTGTAGGCGTCCCAGTCGACCTGGGCCATCAGGTCGGCCAGCAAGTTGCTGCCCCGCCAGAACGCGGGGATGGACATGACGTCGAACCACAGCGACAGGCCACTGTTCCCGGACACACCGGCAGGTGCCACACCGGTCGAGGCGAACAGGTTCGCCAGGAACCCGATCCGCGGCCCGCTGGTTGGCAGCGGATCGGCGACGTGGCCGATCGACCGGACGAACGCCTGCCGCATCCCCATCAGCCGGTCCCCTTCTTCTGCGGTGCCTCGAACAGCAGACCGAGACCGACCGCCAGCGTGCCGGCGACGACCAGGCCCACGCCGAGCCCGGCGAGCACGAACACACCGGCGGCGACCGCGCACACACCGACCGCCTGCGCCGCGCCGGGCAGCCGCCGCCGGGCACGCACCACCAGCCACCGGCCCACCTCGCGGGCCGTGCGACCAACATCCACCTGCAGCCACGACTGGCCAGTCGAAGCGGTGCCAGATTCGACTGTCATTGGATCACCCGTCCGCCGTTGTAGACGCCCTTGATGTGGTCAAAGGCGTCAAACAGGTGATCGGCACCGGTCGTGCACGGACGGACCACCTCGGCGGTTTCCCGCTTGCGCCGTGCCCTGCGGCTCTCGCGCTTCCAGAGGACGCCCCGGCTGCCGGCGGCGATGTGCATGTTGGCCGACATGGGTGCCGCACCACGGCTGACCCACGTCGTGCGGCACTCGCACTCCCACACTGTGCCGTGCGGGTAGTCGCGGACCTGCGGCATGTCGACCAGCCGAGCGCCCACGAACGGCGGAGGGATATCGCCGTCCTCGGGCCATTGGCGGTAAGTGACGCCAGGTTGGCAGGCGTGTCCGCGCTCGGGTCGGTACACGGCGTGGCCTGCCATCAGTTGGCACCGCCGCGCAGGACACGCACGTACTCCCGTGCCGCCCGGATACGGTGCGCCACCTCCGGCAACGCCTCGTCAGCACCAGCCCCGGCAGCCTCCAACAGCAGGTTCAGACCCTCCCGGGCCTCGTCACGCTCTCCCGTGACCTGCTTGAGCCTGTCGACCCTGACCTGCCGATCGGCCTTGTTCTCAGTAGGATTGATCTCAGCCATTCAGACCACCATCTTCATTCGCTTACGTGGCGGCGGCAGGTTGCGCGCCAGCCTGACTGCACCGGCCGCCGCATAGGCGCCGTGCACGTTGCCCTGGCCACGGCGCACGAACCGCCAACCATCGCCGGAGTTCCACTTCTTCGCCCCGGCGATGTGACCGTCCAACACCTTGTCACCGGCGTGCACGACCTGCCCAGCCGCCACCAGCGCCGCGAACTCCTGGCACGCCTCGGTGACATCGGCGCCGGTCAATTCGACCAACTCGAACTCGCTTCGAGGCGTCACCCGCGGCGGCCGGATCTGCCGCGCCAGGCACTGATCGGTGTGCCCCAGCGGACCGCTCTCGTGGATCTCGTAGTGGCCCTCGCCTGCGGTCGCGCAGGGCGCGCAACAATAGGCGATCCCGGGCCGCACGCGGTGCTCACACAGTTTGTTGGCGCACACGCTGGCAGCGGACACACCGATGCTGCTGCCATCCATCGACCGGAGCGCGCTGGCCATCGCCGCGGCCGGGCCGGACGGGAACCAGCCGAACCTTTCGGGTTTCACCGCCGCGTCGATCGCCGGCACCCCCGCCAGGGCGGCCATGATGTCCGGCCACGTCTTCAACACCTGCACCCTGGTCCTGCCGTCCGGCATCGGCGCGCCGCCCAGCAGGATCACGCTGCCGTCCTCCGGGGACACGTCCAGGCACAGACAGATCCGCTCCGCATCCGCCAACCCGTTCCCGGTGGCGTCACTGGCCGACCGCCACGCCGCCAGGTCCACCGCCCCGTCCAGCGACGCCACGGCCTGACACAGCACCTCGGTCCGGAAGATCGCGGGCGGGTCGGTGTCAAGGGACGACTGAATCGCGTCCTCGGAGATCAGGTAGCCCAGGGACGGGTTGGCCTGCGCCCACGCCTCCCGGTCGTCCAGCTCGCACCCGTCGGCCGCCGACCATTCGAGCAGACACAGCGAGGGCGTCTTGCCGTTGATCGCGTTGGACCGGATCTGGTTCAGCACGATGGCCTCTTCGCCACCGGCGTTGCTGAACAGCCACGCCTGACCGTTCGCCACCGCGTTCTGCGCCTTCGACAGGGCAGCCCATGGACCCCACGACGTGTGCGTCCGCAGCTCATCGACGCTCAGGTGGTCGATGGTGAGCGACCGGGCCGCGTCCTCGTTCGCCGCCCGGATGATGTACTCCCGGCTGCCGGTGAGAGTCAGCGATTCCTTGCCGTTGCCGCGGCGGAACGCGACCCGCTCGGCCTCCAATGCAGGGCACGCGTCCACCAGGTTGTTGGTCGCCTCCAGCATCCGCAGCGCGATCGTCACGTCCTGCGCGGTGCCGACGACCAGCAGGACACGGAGCACGAACAGCTTGAACAGCTTGATGATCCGGTCCAAATCAGACTTGCCGTTCTGCCTCGCAACCAACACCAGGACCGTCCGGAAACGGACCAGCCAGCCCGCATCAGCCGTGGTGAACGGCGGCCGCAACTCCAAGCCGCGCACAGCAGCTTCCCGCTGCCACGGCAACAGCGGGTGGCCGATCATGTCGGCGAAGTCGGAGACGGCGAACCCCCACGTCGTCTCCCGGGTCAGCGGACGCAGCGGCGCCGTGAAAAGACGCGGCTCGGTCTTGCCGAGCAGTCCACCTCCGGCGGCCGGGTGCGAAGGTAGCAGCACCTGCCGCACAGCGCCGTCCTCGCCCGACACGACAGGGCCACCAGACGATCCGTGGACGGCGACAGCACCGCTGTTCTGCTCGTTTGTACGTTTCCACGCTGCGGCGATCCGCGGATGCCGCTGCCGCAGATGCAGCAGGCACGCATCGTCATGGCCCGGACCGGCGTCCACGACCGGACGCTCGCATCGCTTCTTGGCGCCGTACTGGCAACCCACCGAATCAGGCACCGGGCGGCACCACCGATCGCAACCGGGCCAACCCCGCACCTACACCCTCGCCGCCGGGTGCTGCCGGCTTGCTCGTCGCCATCCACGCCCGAACCTTCGGCGTCGCACCCAACTCCACCAGCAGAGCCGTCAGCTTCGGCCCGAGATCCACCAGCGCCTTCCGCGCCGACACTGCCTGCACCAAGGCTTGGACCTGCGCTAACAGATCCGGGTCGTCGCCATCCACGCCGCGCAGCACCTTCCGCGCAGCCGCTTCCATCCCCGCAGCACCGTCCAGCGACCGCGCATACACCTCGGCCAGCCTCGCCGCCGCCTCGTCCTCTGGGGACAGGTCCAAGGCGGCCAGCGAGGCGGCCACAGCCGGCGCGAGCAGGCGATCTGTGGACGCGAGCGCTCGGGGTTCGGCCACGACCACCTCCCACTCCAGCGCCGACTGCACAGAGTGTACGGCCAAACGTCCGATAATCGGACACCTGCGTTCGCTCAGCGCACGCGCGTCGGTGAAGGTCAGACCACCCCGGTCAACACCACAACGCCCGCCAGCGGTCCACCACGAGGACAGCAGCCGGGACCCCCAGCACGCGCTCGGGGAGGGAGGGACAGAAGGACAGGGATGTCCGGCAAGGCTCTGACCTGCAAAAACTCCGTCGCGAACGGATCTTCATTTCCGCAGGTCAGAGGCTTGTTGATCATTCCAT